CTGTTCAATAGTTAAGAACAGACGGCGAACATTGATGCGATCAAATGCTGATGCAAAACCTAAAGCGGTCTTATCTCCAAAGAGAAGAGTTCCAATTCCAGGTTGAGTAATGATAGAGTTAATTCTCAGTGGATAGAGAATGTCTCTTTGTGCTTTAGTTGGGTTATATGCAAGTTTGATCGCATTGTTCAGAATTCCACGTTGCTGACCCGCAGGTGAGAACCATGGATAAGCAATAATATTTGTGCGGCACATTAGACCTGCAACATCAGCATTTGTTGGGATGTAACGGAACTTATTGTTGAAGCGATCATAAGTGTATTTGTAACCACTATCAAAGATTGCATATGAAGAAGATGACAGAGAACTAAAGAATCTTACCAGATTATTAGTTTGTGTAGTTGTATTTGTAATACCAATCAAATTTGCTTTGTGAGCGCCGATTGTAGTTACACAATCCTTTCTTGCATCTGCGAGAGAAATTAGATACTGTGCTTTTGCCTGAGAATCATTTTCTGAATCACATCCAGGACCCATGATGATATAATCTACTTGGATTTCATCCTTATTCTGGAATAATCCATATGAAGTTATTAAATCACCTAAAGTGGCTTTCATTCCATTAGATGCAGAATAATCGACTCCACCAGCCAGTGTATAAGTTTTGTTTCCAATTGCACTGAAAGTCACACCTTGAGTTTCCTGGCCCCAACTTCCCTGTGAGATTGTGTTTGGGATAAATGCAGTGGAGAATCCAGTAGCAACTGGAGTTGTTCCATGATAACCATCCACTGCTGTTGATGGATTTCCACCAGCATAGATTTGAGTTGAATAGTCTGCAAGATACTGCTCATACCAAATCTTCTGTGGGGAATTCACCGCAGAGATTGAATCAAGAGCCTTAGAAATACTAATATGCTTCTCAAGAAGTGTTCCCTGGTTTCCAGTAATGGTTCCAAGATCATCAACTACAACAATGTGAAGAGCATCTCCCTCACTATTTCTTTCCAGTGAGTATCTGTTGCTTATTGGTTTTGGAGCAATGGTTTTCCAGAAAATAGTTGTGTTGGTTAAACCCAGAGTTTGCTGGTCGTACCAATCTTGAACATAATCTGCATCATAATAACCAACGCCAGGACCAGAGTGTGTATTGATACCTGAGTTATTTACAAAATAGAGAGCTTCATCAGCTCTGAATGCTGCAAATAAAGTATTTTGTGCATAATCAATTTTTGTTTCAGTTCCTGCTGAAGAAACTCTAGAAACAACTTTTACAGTGAATGAGCTGTTTCCAGTTACAGTATCAGTTGTAACCCCAGTAATAATTCCCTTTAAATGACCATCAAAAAGCGTGGTTGAACCAATACCTGGAATGGTAATTCCATTGAGTGGTGAAGTAACTCCAAATCCAACTTTAGCTCCAGCAGCACCTGGATTTGTTGTTCCGATACCAATGATTTGATCTGCTAAATCATCAATCAGACAGATTTTTAAATTATTTGCCCAAGCTCCTGGGTTTTTTCCTGCAAAAGTGAAGTTGTTTCCTTCCGAATGATTATTGGTATAATCATCGTAGTTATCAATCTTTAGTGAAGTGGTGAATGCAGCACCAACTCCAGCGTTTGCGTTGTTGAGTGATGCCCCGCTGGTTCTGACAACTTTTAGAACTCCACCGTATGAAAGGTAGGATGAAGCACTCATCCAGTATTCATACTGGGAGTCTGTTGAGAGTGGTTTTCCGAAAGTTGCAATTAAATCTTGTTCAGTTGCAATATCAACTGGAAAATCAACGGGTCCAATTGGGAAAGGACCAGCGATAACTCCAATATTATCTAAAACATTATCAGCTCTTCCTACTGTTAAATCAACCTCTCTGACGAGTACGCCTGGAGATAATTGAGGAGTCGCCATGTTTTTCTCCGTGAATCTCAGTTTATCTACAAAATATTTATTAAAAACTTACTTTACACGGGGGAATCGTGACGTGAATCTACTACCAGTCAGGATATTCCCATTTATCAAAAACTGTAGTTTGTATTCTGCCTAAGACAACACGTTTTATTGTGCATTCTTTGCATTCATATGAGTATGATGATGCAACTGGTCCTCTATCTTTTCTTGTTCTATAAAAACCATCTATCAGATTTTTCATCTCACCACAAACTCTACATTTTCTATCTGAGAGAAGTAAGTGACCTAAGTTTATCTGCTTATCTAATTCCATTAGGTTAAGTAGTCCCACATATATGCTCTGTCCCCATATTCATCAACGAACCAACGATCACCATCATTATCGACAAAACTCTCTTCGTCTAGACCATCAGAAATAAATCCAAATGGTGCCATATCCTGCTCTATCTGATTTCTTTGTTCTTCATATAATCTTTTTCTAACGTCTTGATCAGTAAGTTCTTTAAAATAATCTTGTGCAACTAACCATGCATAGATGACCAAGCACATTGCCAAGTCATCATTACATCCTTCTTCTGCTTCAAATGAATTATGTTTCTGGACAAAAGTTGTTAGTTCGCTTATAATTTCATAGTCACAAATAAAGAGTTTGTCCTCCTCTATCATTGTTTTAAGATTCAATGATCCAACTTTCTTCACAGTCTTAGACATTTTAACGCCGAGTTGAGTCTTCTTTCCAGAAAAACCCTGCCCAACAATTTGACCCGCTCTACCTCTCATTGAACACATCAGTAGATTATTATATTCCAAATCATACTGAATAATACTTGCTACCTGGTCCCCAACATCATTTACTTCACACAAAATGTATGAGTTATTATAACTCTTCGCAACATCATGAATTATTGATGGGAACAACATTGGTTTAATTTCATTGTTGCGATACTTTGCAACAACTTTATGAGGAAACTGCGTTATATCAATAACTGTAAATGCTGAGTAATCATTACCAACACCTCTAGCAACATCGACTGTTATCAAATAATCATGCTCATCAATTGGATCCTGATGCACATCCAATCCAGCACTTTTAGTTTTAGGAATATCATAAACCAAATTTCTTAATTTACTTGGCGCAATTAGAGTATCTACAGATCCTAAAAATTCACACTCAAATTCAACTTTAAATTGTTGCTCTGAAGTATTGTCAATTGTCTGTTGTTTCCACCTTTCATCTCTACCTGGAACTTCAGACCAATGAACATCAGTGCATACAAATTCACTCCTACCTCTTTCTGCATCATGCCACATTCGGTAGAAATGATTCATACCTTTTGGCGTAGATACGATTATAACTTTCGTGCTTTTACCTGAGGAAATTGTTGGATATACTGAACTGAAAAATTCATCCGCGATATGATTGGGAACGAACGCAAATTCGTCCAAGAAAATAATGTTGAATGACATTCCTCGGACAGCAGATGCTGATGTTGATGCTGCTAAAATTTTGGAACCATTTTCCAGTTCCAATGAACCTTTGTTCCACGCAATAATTCCCTGCTGCATCCACTTTGGAAGATTTTCATATGCAGTTTGTAATCTATCTAAAAGTTCTCTTGCAGTTGCTGCCTTGTTTGCAAGAATACCAATATTTACGTTGTCATTAAATACAGCATAATGTAATAGAAAAGCAACCACAGTCGTTGATTTACCAGTCTGACGTGGCATCTTACAGATATTAAATCTGTGATTGTGGAAATTTGTAATTAATTTCTCTTGAAACTTGTATGGGTGAAATTGGACTAATCCCTCATCAAGAGAAATGATTTTTACGTAGTTATTTGCAAAATAAACGGGATCATTTTTACAATTAATGAATTCCTCAATTTGTTCTTGAGTAAATTCAATAGGTGTATTCGCTTTTTTTAAATTAGGATTACCAAGATATACATCATAAGCCATAATATAAACCTCTTATTTAATTACAATTCCAACGGCGAAGTGCCTTGTTGATTCTAGAATCTGGATCTCTTGCAGTTTCTGCAGATGTAAGTCTCTTTTTCATGCCGCTCATTCTTGAGCAAAATGATTTACGTCTTGACGCTCTTTTTCCAGTTGGATTTTTTTCGGTCACTGCAGTTTGTAGTTTTGAACCTGGATTCTCACGACGATAGGCATTTACAGCTTTCTGACTGAGACCATCAGTTTTATCTTTACGATTTACAGATTGCCAATCTTCACCAATTGTTGTATTGTTTAAAAGATAGTTTTCGGATCTTGTTGTAGATCTATCTACAACAATTATTGGTGATCCTGGTTGCTGATCTGAAACATTAAACTGGAGAACTCTTGATCCTGGATACACTTTTTGCATTTCTTGTTCCACATCTTTTCTACTTGGAACTGTAGTCTGTGGAAAGAAAACTCTAGACATATATGTTTTACCTTTCCAGGAAAGTAAAACTGCAATTATATTTCCAGTTTTTGTTTGAATGCGAGTTGCTTCAGAAACTTCTAATTTAATTGGATCTGGTTTGATTAGATCAATAATTTCAGCGAAAGTATTTCCATCAGCATCTTCAATTGTAATATCTTCTTCTTTTACGCAGTTTGGATATCTCTTACCAAACATTGTTTTCATACCTTTCTTTTTATAACCAGCCCAACATTTCTCACTTAAGATTTCATCCAAAATGTTATCAACAAGTTTTTCTTCCGCAGGCACACAATTGGGTACTACTTTTTTACCTTTCTTTTTCATTCCAACTTGTTTATAACCAGTCCAACATGCTTCATCTACATCATACTCTCCACTATCCAAATAGTCTGCAGCAGAGTCCAAATAATCTGCTGCTTTAGTAATTTTTGATTGCACCCATGCCTCGACTTCACCTTCACCTTTTGCCATTTTCTTTTTAAGTCTTTTTGCGGCATTCATTACTGTAGAAAGTTCTGATCTTGCCATTGAATATTCGTGATCTTTTACTGCTTCAGAAAAGTTTTTCACAGACATTTTGTCCCACATCTCTGGGCCATATGAACATTGTGATCTAGTTTCTCTTTTATCACATAAAGGGCAATATCTTTCTTCTTCATGCATTTTCGCTTCTGACTTAGTGCCCCAATTATCCGCACCAACTTTACGGCACTTGACTAATGCTCCTGATGCATAAGCACTTGGCCAGACGCTGTAACGAGACTTTACTTTATGGTAGCAAGCATCTTTTGTTCCACTACCTTTACTTTTTTTATCTTTTGCTTCTTGCACATCCATTTCTTCTTTCATTTTCTTTTTAGGCGAATCTGTGGAAACATAGGTTGGTTTTGCAGCACCTGATTTTTGTTGCTGACCAGGGTCTGCTGTTTTTTTTCTTCTTGCTGCCGAAAGTCGTTCTGCTGGAGTCATACTTGCTCTTTTAGCAGATGATACACACTTTGGAGTTCCTTCTCCAGGTTCATCGCTAGCACATGTACCACCAGTTACAACATTTACCCATCCAGACTTTCCATCTTTTGATTTGGATTTACCAAACCAATCACGGAGACCTTCCTCATTCATTGATTTTGTTTTCTTTTTCATTGAGTTAATGAATTTTCTGTAAACAGCAGCTTCTGAAGTTTTTCCTGCCACTCTTGCTCTTTGCTCCATAGCAATTGCTGCTTGGATTTTATGAGCATGAGATCTTCCAGAGTTTCTTATTTTTGATACACTCTGTCTCGCAGTCTGAACATCTTTAAAA